TGTGGGTTGATGTCGTCTTGGATTGGGACTCATACGCTCTATGCGAGCCCCACCAAAAGTGACAAGGCAAATCGGCAAGCGAGACACAGATAAACTGTCGTCATCTAGCTCACCACCGTAGCTTTTCACTGTATTAACAAGACGGCCCAATCCTTTTTGCAGACGCTCAACAAGTGCTTGTTCGATTTTCGTTATCACGGCTAAACACCCTGTTTTTCGGATTAGTAAACATCACACCATTATCGCCGTCATCTTCTGTGTTTGAGTTAGCAATACCAAGTGAAATTTGACCTTTAGCAATCGCCTCAAGCTCTTTTAAGCTTAATTTGTATCGCTCAATAATCTCATCGGTATTACCCACCTGTGACATAGATGCCAAACGATAGCGGGTTAAATCACAACAAATCCGCACAAGATTTTGCGGTATATCCAGTAATGGCAATTCATAACGCGCTGACAAATAGCCATCAATTTGGCTAGAACTATCCGATAACGCCACATTCAGCACTGTTGTATCAACACTACCGGTACGATCACGATCAGTTAACTCAATTGCATCGAGTTCACCAACACGTAAAATAAAATCCGACACTGTGGCATAATTCATCGTTATTCCTCACACACTGGAACAAGCTCTAACCAAGGATCTTCCGCAAGAATAATCACTTGTTCACCGGTTAAATCACCAGCCGGAATTTCGACCGCACTTTCCTTGTTAAAACGATAACCACATCGACCATAAGACGGCTGAGGATGAATTTCACGTAACGTCACCGCATAAGCGATAGGGTTAATCACCTCACCACCTTCTACAACACTTGATGTTGTTTCTTCTACTTCTTGAGTTTCGGAATTAACATCATCTTGAGTGGTTAATGCTTCTAATTCGGTGTTTTCTGGTTTCTTTGCCATTTGGACTCCTAAAGGGCGATTGCTCGCCCTTGTAATAGGTTATTCTTCAATGATTTGTGGAGACACAATCACTTTCAATCGACCTTTTAAGATATTGGTCGTACCATTGATGATGTCGCCCTCGCAAATTTGACGAGCTTGGAACTCTAACGCTGGCGGTACTAAAATGACATTCGGACGAATGTTCAATAATTTGCCACCGTCACCTTTCAATGATTGCATTTTGGCAATCACCTTCATGATGTTTTCAGCATTGAGTTCTGTTTTCTCAACACGGTGGGCAAGCTGCCAAAAACCAAAACCAGCAGCACCACGTGCACGCACACCCCATTCGTAAATATCTTCGTTAAATACGGTGTCAGACTTGGATGGATCAAATTTCGTTTCGATTTCCGGTGCTGTGCGCTCTTGCCAAATTAATGGCTTAATCGCATTGGTGGTGTCGAAAATATAGAACGTTGGTGCTTCTGTTTTCGTACCGGTGGTGATATTGCTTTGCTCTTTGCTTGAGCCTGTGCCGTCCACGTTGTCAAAGACTGGATGGTCGGTATCAAAATAATTTTGGCCGTCATAACAAAGCGTGGTTTTACCTGCTTTTAATAAACCAAACACTAAATCATCAGGTAATTCAGCCGCACTTTGTGCTGCCTGTTGCACCATAGGGCGGAATAAACCAACTTGGTCATCTTCAATGTCAGTGCGCGGAATACCTACCGTACTTTCATAAAGTTTGTTTTCAATGCTTGTACCTTGGGCTTGCATTGCTTTACGTTGACGTTTATTTACCCATTCCACCATTTTCGGGAACTGACCTAAGAAACCATAGGTGTTCACTTTGGTGTTAGAGGATACTTTCATCGCGATAAGATCCCACTGCGGTTTAATTAAGCCTAAACCAGCTGCAAAGTCTTTTTTAAACTGGGTTTCAATCGCTTTTAAAACTTCAGATTTCTTAAACATTATTTTTGCTCCTTGTGTTCTTTGATGAATTCAGCTTCAGTCATACCTAATGCACGAGCTGCTGCTTGTTCTGCTGCACTTAATGCCACAATATTCTGATCAGGATCAGTTTTTGCTTGTGGCTCGCCGCTTAATGCGGCCATCGCAGGTGCTTTTTCTAAGTAAGCACTTAACGCTTCTACAGATAAACTTTGCGCCCAATCTTTTAACGCAGGCGATAACTTACCTTGCGATAAGGCGGCTGTGATTAATGCATCTTTTTTATCTGTTTCAACTGATGCTTTAAGGGCGTTAAAATCTGCCTGCAATGCGGCGACTTGTTCAACGGGTACAAATTTAGCTGGATCAGGGTTGCCCACTTGTGTAGATAACGCTGCCATTGATTGTTCTTTTTCAGCTAATTTTGCGTAAACGTCTAACACGTCCACGTCAGATTTACCTTTTGCTGCAGAAAGTGCGGTCACTTTCGCCGTCATTTCAGCCTCTGTGCTATCTGGTTTCAAACCAAACAGAGTACATAATGCTGCCTGTAAGTTTTTATCCATTGGGGATTCCTCTTGTAACAAATTCACGCTCGCTGCCACCATGGCTTCCTCCATGCCGTCTAAAGCGGGAGTATTGGTTAAGGCTGCGTGGAAGATTTTGCGAACATAACCGTCAGTATCATAGGCAAAGACTGCCGAGATATAACGATATTCGCCGTTTTTGATGTAGTCCGCGGCTTTGTCAGTCCAACGAACATCAGCAAAAATACCTTGTGGTGTGAAATAAAAATATTCCATCCAACCCGCACTTGGTGCTTCTTTGCCGTTTTTTAGGGAGTGAATAATTTGATGTTCATAGTCAATTGGCAGAGGATTACGTTGATTGTTAGCCAACGCCACCACATCCGCGCCATTTGTATCTGTTACATACCATGCCTCCACATCGGTTGGTCTGCCGTCTGTGGCGCGAAATTTTCCATAAGGTAAAAGTTGGATACGACCATACTTCGCTTTGTCAATTTCAAAACTACAAGCGGCAACTGTTAATTTCATCTGAAACCATCCTTAAAAACTCAATCTAGGATGACAGAATACTTGATAAAAAAGGGGAAAAAGAGATGACCGACTTCAGCACGGTCACATCATTTCAATTTTTTGAAAGAGTAGATATTGGAGGAATAAAAGATTAGATTATAAGAAACAACGCAAACCCATTTTAAAACGCTTTAAAACCGTTTTAAAACGTTTTAAAAATTTAAAGATGAAAACTTATACCTTGAAATAATAAAACCGCTATACGTGCGATTTAGGGCGGTTTTCTAATTTATCTGATTAAACGTTGAAAGTAATCTTGTATATCTTCCAAAATATCCGCTTCATCTTGGGGCGTTAAAGCAAGGAAAGGACGCGCCGGAATATCCACTTTGCGACCGCGCCCGGCTTTACCACCGAACTGGTGAATTGCCGCATAAGGTTCATTCGTTCCCACAATGGCTTCGTCGTTGGTATAAGCAGACGTAATGCTGCCCATTAAGTTTTCCGTATCCACCAAAGGCGTGCCTTGACGATATTTCAACCCCAACCATTTTGGACGACCGCCCACCTCAAAGTTTTGCAGCACCGCCGATTCCATCGTACCTGCAATGCTACGCATTAAAGGCGCACGGTGTGTCGTAGCGTGCGCTAATCGCTCAAGCAGTGCGGCAACTTCTTGCGCATTATTGATTTCAATTTCGATCATAATGTTGCTTTTATCTATAAACAGGGGTATATTCAAACTACGCACCGTTTGTTGCAGTGAATCTCGGCAACTGCTAAACGAAGGGGTGAAATAGACCCGGGAAATATGTGTGGGGGTGTCCGAGTCCCACCTGATGGTGCGTGTTAATCTCGTCTAAATGATTGCAAGTAAATCTCTTTCGATTTATCTAACACTTTAATCACAGCCATATATTTTTTCCCATCAATCGTTTTATAAAATTCAAAGTGCTTATCTTTGCTTGATTTGATTTCATCTGGTGTAAAAAGAACATCGGGTAATTGGTCATAAGCCTCAATACCAAATTGACCGAAACGGTGCATAATTTGTTTCACCATTGAATCATCTGAAAGCCAAACGGTTTTTAGCTCTGTACCAATAACTTCCCTTGTATCATCATTCAATACACCAGCAGCGAATTTAAAATTTTTTGAATATTGATCTCGTAATCCCTGTAAAAAGCTCTCACGTGCTTGTCTTCCTTTTATAGCTTGATAACTCGGGATATAAGGCTCTAAAAAATCAGATAATCTAGCATAATCCAACTTAAATTCAGCTCCTTTCATCTCCACTTTCGCAAACTCATGCGCCAGCTTTTCCGGATACAGATCCAAATTCGGCTTATACGCAATACGCCCCACATTGTAATCAAAGCCTTTATCCGTCACGCGTACCGTGCCATCAGGTAATTTAAACCCTACCGTCTTTTCGCGATTACCTTGTTTATCCGCAGGGCGTTCTACTTCCACCAAAAATCCCGAGCTATTGTCAGGCTTATCCATGCCACGACGTTTTAAATCTCTTTCACCTAATGCAATCACCGTACAGCGGCAATTAAACCCATTGGGCGGGTAGAAGGTTGCCCAAAACGGATCGTCATAACGATACACCTTACCGCTCAACGCTAAATGAGCAGGACGCGTGCGTGCATCACCCACGGCGGAATATTGCCAATAAGGGCGATTATCCACATTATCACGCAAGCGTTGATAACGCGCAGCCGAATAAGCTGACTGCATATTGACACGATAAATCGTATTTAACCGACGCGGCGTGCCAAAATATTCCCCCGTTTTTGGATCTGCCAGTAAATGCCCATCAATACCACGAATAGACGGTTCTTTCCCAAAAATCCAGCCTTTACGTTCAAATTCACTCACCAGTTCTTTTTTCCACGTGTGAAAGCCCTTGCCTTCGCGCATAGCC